TGGACTTTGTTTGTATAAACTCAATACATTTGAAGATTTGACTTGGTGTCGTATTAGTTTTGCTGATGAAAGAAAATTTACGGCTGGATTTGAAGATACTGTATTTGATGCTGTAAGAAAAGGACAAAATGTTGATTGGGCTTTTTCGTATGTAGTGAGCAAGAATCCAAATTTTGAGAATATTGAAAAAATAATTGATATAGCAAATGTACTGGATTTTACTCATGTAAGACTGGTAACGGATATTCTTGAACAGGATTATATTAATCTCACTGCTGTAAAAAAACATTTGATGTTGATTGGTATTGATGACTCTAAAGTAATTTATCAGCAACGCCATTCATATGCAAAAGGGGGTCCGTGTTATATTTGTTATCTTAAACCAGTTATTGGAGCTGATGGCAAAATATATGCTTGTTGTGGAGCGCAATATGCTATTCATGACGGAAACCATAAAATGGCAGAAAAACTGTGTTTAGGAAAAGCAAAAGATATTGAACAGGTAATGACGAATACAACAACTCCATTTGATGGAAGTATTTGTGATAAGTGCTATTACCATGATTATAATAATCTTCTTGGAATAATGGTTGACGAAGGAAAACATGAAACCTTTATATAAATCCGACAATCTGTGTATTGATGATACACAATGTCCAGATTTTTTAAGATGGTTACTTCGTTTTGATGATTGGATAAAAATACTTGATATTGGTTGTGGAGATAAATGGTATTATTCATTTTTCAAAAAAGCACAATTTACCAGTATAGATTCCTGGCATAAATCGAATCCAGACTTTTTAATGGATTTAAATAAAGAGAATTTGTTTTTTGGTGATAATTCGTTTGATTATGTTTTTATGTTAGATGTGATTGAACACATTGAAAAAGAAAGAGGAAAAGCATTAATACAACAGGCTAAGGAGATTGCTAAGAAAGGTATTATTTTATTGACTCCTATTATTTGGGATAATAATGAAAAATGGACTTTCGATGAAGAAAGTTTTTATTATTTAAATACACATAATTTACACATTAGTTTATGGAAAAAGGAGGATTTTATTGGTTGGAAGGAAATACAATTGAAGTGTTTTGGCAATAAATATTTCTTAGGAATCTTTAAATGCCAATAAAATATAGCATATTGATGCCGTATTATAATCGGTTAAATCAATTTACAGAGACATTAGGTTCTTTGTGGTTTCATTATCAAAAAAGAGATGATTTTGAAGTTATATTGATTCTGGATAATAAAGTTACTGAAAAGGAAACACTACTTCTTGAGAAATTAATTAATGAGAGTAAATTAAATGTAAAGATTATAACCAGAAATACTCCAAGTTATAATCCATGTACTTCATTTAATTTAGGTGCTTTTCATGCTTGTGGTGATTTTTTAGTAATTACAAATCCAGAATGTTGTCATGTAGAGAATATATTAAATGGTCTTGATAATGAATTTCAGAAAGATCCTAATGTGTATGTTATTTGTGCTTGTTTAGCTTGGAAAAAAGATGGAACTCCTTTAAATTGGTATCAACATTCTAAATACAGAAACAAAGAATATCATTTCTGTAGTGCTTTGCACAAAAATACATATTGGGGTGTAAATGGATTTGATGAACGGTTTGCTGATGGGATTTCCTATGATGATGATGCCTTTAGGGATTCATTAAAAAAGAAAGGAATTATATTTGTTCATAGAGATGATTTATTAGTTTATCATCTATATCATGAAAAATTACGTCCACCAAAGTTTCATTATTTGTTACAAAAAAATGAAAGAATCTATAACCAGTTTTATAAGGAGTCCTAATCATGGATTATTCCGATAAACCGATTTTAGTAACAGGAGCAGCTCGATCAGGAACTAGTATGGTAGGGGCTTGTGTTCATTTGTGTGGTGCTTTTAAGGGGGATACAGTAGGACCGAGTAAGTGGAATCGTAAAGGGATGTATGAAAACCATGTTATTCGGGAAAGGGTTGTTAAACCTGTTCTTATGAATATTGGAATGGATAAAAGAGGACAATACCCGTTACCAAAGACAGAAGACATTATTATTCCTCAAAAGTTTAAAGAAACTGTACTAAAGGTACTGGAATCACAAGGATGGACCCCTGATAAACCTTGGATGTATAAGTGTGCTAAGATGTCACTCATATGGCCGGTTTGGCAGTACGCTTTCCCAAATTCTAAATGGGTGATTGTTAGAAGGAAAACATCTGATATTGTCAACTCTTGTATGAAAACAGGTTTTATGACCGCTTTTGCAAATGAAAAAGTACAAAAGAGTGTTGGAGTAGATAATGAAAGAGACGGTTGGATTTGGTGGGTACGCCAACATGAAGAAAAGTTTGTGGAGATAATCAAAGCTGGATTAAATGTTCAAATGGTTTGGCCTGAAAGAATGGTTAATGCAGATTATACTCAAATGATGCACACAATCGAATGGCTTGGATTAACTTGGAATGGATCTGCTGTGTCTGAGTTTGTGGAACCCCGTTTGTGGAAGGCAAGGAGGTAAAAGATGACTGTAAGAACAAATGCAGCGGATGTGCAAGCTATTATGGCTACTTCTTTAACTGAAGCCCAAATAACTCCATATATTACTGATGCCAATGCCCTTGTTAATGCTATTTTGGGGGAAGAAGGGTTGTCTGACGCTTTGATGGAAACTATTGAAAAATGGGTAACAGCTCATTTGATAGCAATGACAAAATCCAGACAACCACAATACAAGAAGATTGGTGATGGAGCAGAAAGTTATCCTAAACTTGGAATGAATATGCACACAACTACGTATGGACAAACAGCCATTGCTTTTGATACCAGTGGAAAACTTGCAAATGTCGGTAAAAAGAGAATCAAGATTGAAGCGGTTCCTTCATTTGATGATTCACCTATTTTATAAGAGGACATCATGGGTTTTTTAGAAGGATCTTTTAATCAAAAAGCTGTTTATTGGGGATCTCCTACAACTGATGGGTTTGGTAAGTTGACTTTTGCTGATCCAGTTGAAATTGATGTAAGATGGGAAGAACACCAAGAACTTTTTATGAGTGCCGCCGGTAAAGAAGAAATATCTAAAGCCAATGTTTATTCAGCAACCGATGACTTTGAAAATGATGCGTATCTTTATCTTGGAGAATTAGACGATATTGATTCGGGTGATTTAGATACACCACAGAATATATTAGGAGCATTCCCAATTAGGGCTTATTATAAAAAAGTAAGCATTGACGGAGCAGACTATTTTAGAAAGGCGTGGTTATAATGGCCGGTAAAGCTAAAATACGTGGATTAAATCAAGTTATAAATAATTTGAATACCCGAATCCGTATGATTGAAGGACGGACGTTAAAAGGTATTATTCGAGGAGTTGCTCAAATAAGAAGGGACATGGATAAAACAGTTCCATTGATTCCAGTTGATAAAGGAAATCTTAGGGCCAGTTTTTTCGTGATTACAAGTCAAGGGAATGTTCCCCAAGGGGCAAGTCCCCGTTTTAAGGCAACTGGCAAAAAAACGACCTTTACGGCGGCACAAATGGCAAAGTTACAAGCTGTTCATAGTGGCACTATTTCTGAAATGACAGCAAAGGCAAAAGCACTTGGAACTTCTCGTGGTCCTTTTGTAGTTTTTGGGTTCGGTGCTTATTATGCTCTTTATGTTCATGAAATGACAACCAGTTCAGGAATATCGAATCGAGCTTTAAGCCATATGGGATCTGTATCAAAAAGAGGGCAATCAGGTATTAATTGGACAAGACCTGGATCTGGTCCTAAGTTTTTGGAGAATGCGGTTGATAGAAACACAGCATATGTTCTTTATACAGTTGCTAAAGAAGCACAAGGAGCATTAAGATGACAACAAGTACAGCAAATGCACCAAGTATAGATATAAAGGACATGCTTGTTGATTCGGGGGCTGGTTTAGGATTAGTTTTTGGGACTAATTTATTTATTGCATCTATGCCAGATACTCCAAATACTTGTTCAGTGCTTGTTGATACGGGGGGAGGTGATCAAGGGGAATATGGATATGAATATCCATCGGTGCAAATATTACATAGGAATACCGATTACCAAACAGGTTATGATTTTTTAAGGGATGTCAAGTACCGTTTACATTATGCCAGAAATAATGAAATATGGAATGGTACTAGATATATTGAGATAGCTGTTAAATCGGATATCTTGTATTTAGGACAAGACGATAAAAACAGGTATCAATTTTCTTTAAATTTCCGGGTTCAACGATCTGGAATATAACAACAACATAAGGAGGAATTAAAATGACTAATGCTGTTTCGAGTGTAGGTGCATTGCTCAAAAAGTACACTGGTGCTGCTTGGGTAAGTGTAGGGGAAGTTATCAATATTTCTGGACCTAGTATGTCCAGGGAAACTATTGATGTAACGTCTCTTGCCAGTACGGGTGGTTATCGTGAATTCATTGCCGGTTTTCGTGATCCTGGTACATTGACCTTTACCATGAATTTTACAAGGTCGGATTATGAAACCATGAAGACTGATTTTGAATCGGATACTGAAGTGGATTATGAAATGATTTTGCCGGATGATGATGTAACTACCTTTGAGTTTAGTGGTCTTGTTACTGAACTTCCGCTTAATCTTGATCCTGGTTCTCAGATTACTTGTAACATTACCATTAAGGTAACTGGACAGATAACTGTAAACTCCGGTAGTGGGTTTTAGTGGTTATTAGTGACTAATTGAAATCAGGGTTAATCAAACCCTATTCCCCTTAACTTATTTTGTACCATAAGAAACTTAATCAAAGGAGAAAGACAATGAAAAAGACAGAAAAAGTAGAGTATGTGGATCTGAAAGACATTAACGAATTGCGGAATCATATTTTTGGGATAAACGATCTTGAATCCAGAGAAGTTCCTATCCCTGAATGGAAATGCAAACTTTATGTAAAAGGTATGACGGGTAAAGATAAAGAAGATTGGGAAAAGTCTGTTTTTATTGAAACTGCTGACGGAAAGAGGAAATTTAATTCTGATAATTTCAGAGCTAAAATGATTTCCTCTTGTGTTTTTGCTGATCCAGAAGCAACACAGAAACTTTTCACTGAAGAACATTATGAACAGCTTTCCAAAAAGAGTGCAAAAGTTTTGGATAAGATTTTGGAAGTTGTTCGTGAAGTAAATGGTAGTACAGAAGAAGCAGAAGAGGAAATGGTAAAAAACTTAGGAGGCCAGGAAGAAAGTTCTGGTTAAGTATGGCAAGGGAGTTGGGGTATGTTGATGTGGATAAAATGCTTAATAGTATTTCTTATTCTCAAGCAAAAGAATGGGAAATGTACTCCAGTGAAAATCCTTTACCACATGAACAGATAATGCACCAACTCGCTTTGATTGCTTACAGATTTGCCCTGGCATTTATTAAGTTTAAAGACGGTTCTCATTTTGAGTATAAAGACTTTTTACCACAGTTTGGTAAAGACAATAAAAAAGAGGAATCTAAATTCAATATCATAGACGCCGCAAAAAATATGGTATCGGCTTTAGGAGATGAAAAAGCAAAGAAAAGGCTTTTAACTGAAGAAGAACTTAAACCTGTTATTGGAACAGATGGAAAACGGTATAAGTACGCTTTAGAGGAAAAGATACCACAAAGAACAACACCTCCAAAAAGGAAACAACGCACTAAATTTGGTTCCAGGTTTGATATAATAAAAGAGAAAGAAACCAAGAAACCAGTACGGATGAAGAAGGTATATAATGACTGATATAGGCACATTAGCAATTTCTATGGGACTGGATATAGCCGAATTGCGGAAAGATTCTGCAAGGGCTAAGAAAGATATT